GCAACTATGGGTAAAAGGGCCGCAACACCCTCTAAACCCGCTCGAACTGTGGAACAACGAGAGGCGCAGATGATCAATCTAGCGCTTGAGCTCGCTGAGAAGCAGCTTCGGGAGGGTACAGCACCGGCAACCACGGTGAACCACTACCTCAAGCTCGCCTCCACAAGAGAACAGCTGGAGGTGGAGAAGCTGAGGAACGAAACAGCACTCCTCGAGGCAAAGAAGACTGCGCTCGTCAGCGCTGAGCAAGCCGAGAAGATTGCCAAAGAAGCCATCGAAGCCTTCCGTACATACTCTGGAGCGGGAGATGTTACGAACGTATACTGAACTGGCGCGCCTCGAGACCTTTGAGGAGCGGTTTGACTACCTGGCTCTCACCGGGCAAGTCGGTACAGCCACGTTTGGCTTTGATCGTTACCTGAACCAACGATTCTACACCTCTACGGAGTGGAAGAAGGTCAGGAACTTTGTTCTGGCTCGAGATGAAGCCTGTGACCTCGGGATCGAGGGACTTGACATCAGATACATGCCGCTAATCCACCACATGAATCCGATTCAGCCCAAAGATCTCGAGGAATTCAATCCAGACATCCTCGAGCCAGAGTTTCTCATTACCACAACCAAGAATACCCACAACGCGATACACTTCGGAGACCGATCGAGGTTGACACCACGAGTTGTTGAGCGTCGACCGAATGATCAAGCTCCCTGGAGGATCTAATGGGAACCATTCTTGAAGATACTAAGAAGGCAATCGGCATCATGCCGGGTTATGATGCCTTCGACGACCAGATCCTGATGCACATCAACACTGCACGTATGGATCTCGCGCAATTGGGGCCAAAATGCGACGTCCCGATTGAGAAAGATACCGCTTGGACCGTCTTCGATTCGATCGACGATGAAGCGGCCATTAAGTCTTACATCGCCATGAAGGTTAAGCTGTTCTTCGATCCACCGGGGAACTCCTTCTTGGTATCGGCCTACCAGAAGCTGATCGAGGAGGCAGCATGGCGACTGATCTATCAGACCGAGGGGAAGCAGAGGTAGAAGACCTCATCCACCACGGCGTAAAAGGCCAGAAATGGGGCGTCATCCGCAAGAAGGCTAGTGCTGGTCGAAAGGCCACCATCAAGGTCATCCAGAAGAGTGGGCGATTCACCGCCAACGCCACCAAGACAACTATCAAGACCGCTCGAACTGGAGCGGCTAAGGTTCAGAAGGCTAAGCAGGCACATGACCAGCGAGTTGCCGGAAAGAAGCAGGCAAAGGTCGAGGCCAATGCCCGAAAGAAGTTCGCAAATCGCGGATACAAGAAGATCAGCGACTCCGAGCTTCAGTCCCGAATTAAGCGGCTGGAGCAAGAGAAACGCTATCGGGAGCTCAAGGCCGATCGCCACCTGGTTCGAGGTCGTGAGGTCACTCGGTCGATCCTCGAGAACTCTCTGACTAAGGCTGGAACGTACGCCGCAACCAAGGCTATGAAGACGGCTTTCGATAAGTCGTTCGATCCGGGTAAGACCGGAAAGTCAGCCGGAGAGACGCTCAAGAAAGCGGCAGAAAAGGCTAAGGAAGCAGCAGAGGCTGCGTCAGTTGTCGCCGAAGAGGCGCATAAGACATATAGCTCTACTGGTGGCCTCGATCGTAAGAAGCTACCTAAGGCGTCTACGCCAAAGCAGATCGAGAAGCCGAAGTCGTATAAGCAGACCAAGCCTTCTCCCAAGAAGAAGCGCTACCCGCGCAACCCTGGGAGCACAGCTAAGTAATGCTCTCGAACACCGCAGTACCAAAATACTACGGGCAGTTTCGAGATGCAGTCGTCCGAGGAGAGATTCCGGTATGCGAAGAGATCTCATGCGAGATGAATCGTATCGATGCTCTTATCGCAAACCCAGAATATTACTACGACGACAAAGCTGTAGAGGGATTTATCGCTTATTGCGAGAACGAGCTCACGCTGTCCGACGGAGCCGACCTCCATTTGCTCGACAGCTTCAAGCTCTGGGCCGAACAGCTCCTTGGCTGGTACTACTTCGAGGATCGCCAGGTCTTCGTCCCGTATGAGGATGGAGTCGGGGGTCGATACGAGACCAAAACAGTAAAGAAGCGCCTTACAATCAAGCAGTATCTGATCGTTGCTCGTGGAGCGGCGAAGTCGATGTATATGTCACTCATCCAGAACTACTTCATGGTGATTGACACTACAACGACGCATCAGATCGCTACGGCTCCGACCATGAAGCAGGCTGAAGAGGTGATGGGTCCTTTCCGGACCGCTATCACCCGAGCCAGAGGTCCGCTGTACAAGTTCCTGACCGAGGGATCCATTCAAAATACAACCGGTGCGAGGGCTAACCGCCAGAAGCTGGTTGCTACGAAGAAGGGTGTGGAGAACTTCCTCACCGGATCCCTCCTCGAGGTCCGCCCCATGTCCATTGACAAGCTACAGGGTCTCCGACCCAAGGTTTGCACGGTGGACGAGTGGCTTTCCGGAGACATCCGTGAGGACGTCGTCGGTGCACTTGAACAGGGCGCCTCAAAGATCGATGATCCGGTCATTCTGGCTGTCTCATCTGAGGGAACCATCCGCAATGCGGTGGGCGACACCATGAAGATGGAGTTGCTCAAAATACTGAAGGGCGAATACATCGCCCCTCACATCTCAATTTTCTACTACAGACTTGACGACATCAAGGAAGTAGCAGATCCTGCTATGTGGGTGAAAGCCCAGCCGAACATTGGCATCACTGTCTCTTACGATCGGTATCAGCAGGACGTCGAGCGTATGGAACAAGCCCCTGCTGCTCGAAACGACATCCTCGCCAAGAGGTTCGGGATCCCTATGGAGGGATACACGTACTTCTTCACCTACGAGGAGACGATCCCGCACAGGAAGAACACTTTCTGGAACATGCAGTGCGCTATGGGCGCCGACTTGTCCCAGGGAGATGACTTCTGTGCGTTCACCTTCCTATTCCCACTGAGGAATCAGGCTTTTGGGGTAAAGACTCTAGCATACATCTCTGAGCTTACGCTCATGAAGTTGCCAGGAGCTCTGCGCCAGAAGTATGACGAGTTCATCCAAGAAGGAAGCCTCCGAGTCATGGAGGGTACCGTCCTGGATATGATGGAAGTCTATGAAGATCTAGACCAATACATCGATGAACAGAAGTACGACGTCTCGGCATTTGGGTTCGACCCGTACAACGCCAAGGAATTCGTAACCAGGTGGGAACAGGAGAACGGTCCGTACGGTATTGAGAAGGTTATTCAGGGTGCTAGAACCGAATCGGTCCCTCTCGGGGAACTGAAGAAGCTGGCTTCTGAGCGTCTTCTCATCTTCGACCAGGAACTCATGTCCTTCACTATGGGTAACTGCGTCACTCTCGAAGATACTAACGGAAACCGGAAGCTACTGAAGAAACGCTCGGAAGAGAAGATCGACTCAGTGGCTGCTCTGATGGATGCCTTCGTGGCATACAAGATCAACAAGGAGGCATTCGAATGAGCGAGGAGGTGAAATGGGTCTTAGTGATCGATTAGCTCACGCATGGAATGCGTTTTCAAAATCCCCGGACAAGAAGAACTTCACACCGGAGTATGGTTCGTGGACATTCAGTAACCCGAACCTGAATTACCGTCCTGTCGTCGGCGACCAGACAATCGTCACGAGCATCTATAACCAGATTGCTATTGATGTATCGAATGTTCCCATTCGGCATGTCAAGACTGATGATAATGGCAACCTCAAGAGCTACTACCGTAGTTACCTTGATGATTGTCTGTCTCTTAGCGCCAACATCGACCAGACCGGTCAGGGATTCTTCCAGGATTTGGTACTCACGCTCTTCGAAGAGGGCGCTGTAGCGATTGTTCCAGTAGACACCGATGTAAGTCCAGACTTGACTCAGGGCTACGACATCAAGTCTATGCGAGTCGGCACAATCCTGAACTGGTATCCTCGCCACGTTCGAGTCGAGGTCTACAACGACCAGACTGGACAGCGAGAACAGCTGACTCTCGAGAAGGAGTTTGTTGCGGTCGTACAGAATCCTCTGTACAGCGTGATGAATGCTCCGAACTCGACGCTGCAGCGACTGACGCAGAAGCTCCACTTGTTGGATGCCATCGATAAGCAGTCTGGATCGGGTAAGCTGGACATCATCATTCAGCTCCCGTACGTCGTCAAGACTGAGCTGAAGAAGCAGCAGGCAGAAGCCAGACGCAAGGCTATTGAGGAACAGCTCGCTGGGTCTCAGTACGGTATCGCTTACACCGATGGTGCGGAGCGAATCACCCAGCTGAACCGACCTTCCGAGAACAACCTCATGAGCCAGATTCAGTGGCTCACCACCCAGCTGTACAACCAGCTCGGCATGACTGAGGATGTCTTCACCGGTAAGGCTGATGCTAGACAGATGCTGAACTACCAGAACCGAACGGTTCGTCCAGTTCTGAAAGCGATCACGGACGCCATCACCAGGACTTTCCTCACGAAGACTGCCCGCACGCAGCGACAGCGGATCATGGCGATCGAGGATCCGTTCCTCAACGTCCCGCTGGAGGAGATGTCCAAGCTGGTCGACTCCGTCAAGCGCAACGAGATTGGTACCGCCAATGAGCTTCGTCCGAAGTTCGGCTGGGCCCAGTCTGAAGACGAGACGGCAAACCAGTTGGTGAACTCCAACATCAATCCGATGGGCGAGGAACAGCCGCCTGGCGAAGAGCCGGTCGACGACGTCCCTGCATCGGATGTACCAATTTCCGAACTGATGGAGAGTAGTCAAAATGGCAGTTAAGTGCGATTTCTCTGGCTACGCCACGAAGAACGATGTTCGGTGCTCGGATAACAAGGTAATCCGGCACGGGGCATTCGCGGCGTACGACGGGAAGACTGTACCTCTGGTCTGGCAGCACAAGCACGGCGACGTCGAGAACGTCCTCGGGCATGCCGACCTTGAGGTTCGTGAGGACGGCGTCTACGCCTACGCCCACCTCAACAACACCGACCGTGGCCGGACCGCTCGAGAGATGGTCAAGAACGGCGACATCAAGGCGATGAGTATCTACGCCACCCACGTTCGGGCTCGGGGCAACGACGTTGTCCACGGCGAGCTCGTTGAGGTGAGCCTGGTGCTCCGCGGCGCTAACCCTGGCGCACTCATCGACCAGGTCTCCATCGAGCATGGCGACGACGGCGATGAGATCGAGGCTGTCATCTACACGGATGCACAGCTGGACTTCGTCTCGCACGGTGATGACGTCGAGGACGAGGATGAGGACTTCGAGGCGGAGGAGACGGACGACGTCGAGCACGCTGAGGAGGAGCCGGAGGCCGATGAGGCTGAGGGCAACGAGGACGACCCCACGCTCGGGGAGATCTTCGATGGAATGACCGAGGAGCAGAAGACGGCGGTCTATGCCATCGTCGGGCAGCTCGTCGATTCCGTAGATGAAGAGGCGGAGGAGTCTGAGACCGAAGAGGCCGAGGACACCGCCCATTCCGACACAACTGAGGATACTATGGCTCACAAGAACGTGTTTGAGGGCTCCGCTACCACCGAGGAGCTCCCCGTCCTGACTCACGCCCAGGTCGAGACCATCTTCGAGGACGCTCGCTCCAGCGGCTCCCTGAAGCAGGCCATCCTGGCCCACGCCGACGCTTACGGCATCAAGCAGATCGAGACCCTCTTCCCGGAGGCCAAGGATCTGTGGAACCAGCCGGAGTTCATCAAGCGCAAGACTGATTGGGTCAACTCCGTCGTCGGCGCTGCCAAGCACTCGCCCTTCTCCCGTATTCGTACCCGCTTCGCCGACATCACGGCCGACGAGGCCCGTGCCCGGGGTTACATTAAGGGCAATAAGAAGGAAGACGAGGTCTTCACGTTGCTGCAGCGTGTCACCTCGCCGACCACCATCTATAAGAAACAGAGGTTGGATAGGGACGACATCCTCGACATCACTGACTTTGATGTCGTCTCCTACATCCGTGGCGAGATGAAGATCATGCTCGAGGAGGAGCTCGGTCGGGCCGTCCTCATCGGCGATGGTCGTCAGGCCTCCTCCAAGGACAAGATCAAGGAGGACTGCATCCGCCCGATCTACAAGGAGGACAGCCTCTACGCTCCTCGCGTCGTCCTGGCCAAGGAGACCACCACCGAGGACGTCCTGGACTCTATCGTCCGCGCTATGGACGACTACGACGGCGCTGGTAACCCGACATGGTTCGCCGAGCCCCACATGGTCACCGAGATCCTGCTGCTCAAGGACAAGATGGGTCACCGTCTGTTCCGCAGCGTCTCCGAGCTTGCCGACTACGTCGGTGTCTCGAAGATCGTCAAGGTCCCGCTCATGAAGGGCCTGCAGCGCACCTCCACCAAGAACGGCGTTGTCGACGCCCTCGGTATCATCGTCAATATGTCCGATTACACCATCGGTGCGGACAAGGGTGGTCAGCTCTTCGCGGCTGAGGACTTCGACATTAGCTTCAACCAGTACCACTACCTGCTGGAGACCCGCCTCTCCGGTGCGCTGACTCACCCGAAGTCGGCCATCATCGTTGAGCGGAAGACTGAGACTGGTAACGTCGTCGCGGAGCCGTGATAGATGGCCAAATTCTTCGGTGAGATAGGATTTGCTACACAGGTCCAGACCGAGCCGGGAATTTGGGAAGACAAAATAGTCGAGAAGCAGTACTATGGCGACGTCTTCCGTGAAGCACGCCGCTTTGGTAGCAGCGATGAGATTCTGGGGAGTATCAACCTCAGTAACCAGATCAGCATTATAGCTGATGGATTTATAACGGATAACATCCAGAATCTCAAGTACGTTCGCTGGATGGGGGGACTTTGGAAGATCTCTTATGTGGAGCTGAAGTTCCCCCGTCTGGTTCTCGAGTTGACGGGGGTGTATAATGGACCGACGGCTAGCTCTCCATGAGAAGCTGCTAGAGATCCTCGGGTCGGATAAGGTCTATTACCAACCACTCCCGTCGCTTAAGCTCTCGTATCCGTGCATCGTATACGAGCGGCATCCGGGCGATCCGATGTACGCGGACAACCTCAAGTATATCAAAGCGAACCGGTTCCAGGTTACATTGATTGCTCGGCATCCCGAGGACCCGACACGAACGAAGATCGAGGACCTTTTGTTCAGCCGCCATGAGTCTCGACTCGTAGCGGACAACCTCTATCACGACATCTTCGACGTCTACTATTAGGAGTTAACATGGCTGCACTTGTCTGGGACAAGACTGGTGAGCGCCGTATTGAGACTGGTGTCGACCACTGCGCACTGTATGTGTACGACCCGACTCAGAAGACCTACGGCAAGGGTGTCGCTTGGAATGGTATCACTGCCATCTCTGAGAAGCCCGAGGGCGCCGAGGCGACTGACCTCTACGCCGACAACATTCTGTACCTCTCGATGCTCTCTGCGGAGAAGCTGAAGGCCACAATTGAGGCCTACACCTACCCCGATGAGTTTGAGCAGTGTGACGGTTCCGCCACGCTGACGAAGGGTGTCAAGATCGGTCAGCAGGACCGACTGGCTTTCGGTCTCGTCTACCGTACCAAGATCGGTGACGACGTGGCTGGCCAGGACAAGGGCTACAAGCTCCACGTCTTGTACGGCTGCAAGGCCTCTCCTTCCGAGAAGGGCTACAAGACCGTCAACGACTCTCCCGAGGCGATCTCCTTCTCCTGGGAGCTGTCCACCACGCCGGTCAACGTGTCTGGCGCCAAGCCCACCTCGCTGCTGACCATCTCGTCTCTGGACGTCGACTCCGGCAAGCTGAAGACCCTCGAGGCCAAGCTGTTCGGTTCCGACGCTGGCCAGGGCGGAGCCTCGGCCACCGAGCCTAAGCTCCTCCTTCCGGACGAGATCAAGGCCCACTTCGCAGGCTGATATACCACACCGGGGGCTCAGAGACCTAGACTCCTGGGCCCTCGGTGCCTGCAATGCTTATAGTTTCTATCCCGGATCTCGACGGGTTCGATGAGGAGACAGGTACCTTTGTCTCCATGCCTGGCGGAGTCCTGCATCTGGAGCACAACCTGGTCGCGCTGTCAAAATGGGAGTCAATCACCCATAAACACCTCATCGGGAACGACAAAGTCACCCCTGAGGAGATGGCCCTCTACATCAAGTGTATGATCACAGATGAAGAGTACGACCCGTCGCTCCTGGATAGGATCCCCCCATCTGAGGTTGATCGCATCAGCGCCTACATGGGCGACACGATGACCGCAACCACCATCAGTGAGACGGGTGGCGAATCTGGATCTGGCGAATACACGTCATCCGAGCTAATCTACTACTGGATGATAGCTTGCCAGATCCCCTTCGAGTGTGAGAAATGGCACATCAACCGACTACTCACACTCATTCGGGTTTGTAACCAAAAGAACCAGCCCGATAAGAAGATGTCCCAGTCCGAGATTATGGAACGGAACCGGGAACTCAACAGAGCCAGGCGAGCGAAGCTTGGTTCGAAGGGATAACAATGATCAGTCACGAAGACATTCCCGAGGAGGCGCTTGCTCCGCAGGCCCACATCGGTACTGATCCTATGGAAGACAAGGACATTCACGTGTCCCAGACTACTGAGGTGATGAAGTGAGCGTCGCAGACAACGTACTCGCTCGGGCCGCAGCGAGGATTGGTTACTATGCACCAGACGACCCTCAGCCCGGATCCGAAGCTGGCCGATACTGGGCAGCTCGAACTGGTCAGCAGTGGCTTGCTGGACCGTCCGACTCTGTTTGGTGGTGCATGCTCTTCGTCAGCATGTGTCTGGACGAGTGCGGGCAGATTGACGCTATTGGAGGATTCTCCTTTAACACTGACTACACCGTCAACAAGGTCCGCCAGCACCCTGACGCTTACTTCGTATCAGTTTACGACGCCCGACCGGGCGATATCGTCATCTACGACTGGGACGGCGGCGGCACGGACCACGTGGGCTTCGTCGAGAAGAACCTCGGCGGCGGCACGCTCCAGACGATCGAGGGTAACACCTCGTCTGGTAGCTATGGCTCACAGTCTGCTGGGAACGGTGTTTGGCGGCGTGTCCGTAATCAGTCGATCGCTTATGTGATCCGGCCTGCATATACTGACTCTCCGAGCAACACTGCTCCCGCTGGCCCTGCTGACATCCGTGCGCTGCAGCGTGCAGTCCGGGCGACCCCCGACAATGTCGCCGGGCCGAACACTCGGTCTCGCTGCTACGCTCTTGCCGCGGCTTCCGAGTGGGGCGGGAAGACCTTCCCCTTCGGCGTGGCCTTCACGCAGTCCGTGGTTGGTACTGAGCAGGATGGGGTCTGGGGAGATGCCTCTGAGGAGGCACACGACGCGACCGTCGAGGCCGTTCAGGCCGCAGTCGGTGCTGAGGTTGATGGCGTCTACGGCGCCGAGACAAACACCAAGGTGAACGCCCTGCTCGACAGGGCCGAACAGCCGTAGGAGGCTCAAAATGGCAGCGCCATACTGTACTTTAACGGGAACTATTCCCGGAGGAGAGAATGGTCGGGCTCTTGTCCGAATCGTTCCTGACGTGAAGGGCGCTACGGCTACAGTCGAAGGTGCCGCAGTCTCAATGCGCGAGCACATGGTTCGGACAGACCAGGCTGGCGCTGTCAACATCGAGGTGCTGGCTCCGGGCGCTGGAGTAACCCCCTCTGGCGCCTGGACCCACACCATCTACATCGATTCCCCCAAGTTTGACATCGTCAAGCACGTTGCTCTGACTCAGGGTGGAAATATTGACATCATGGCTGCCGACCCCACTTCTGAGGTTTCCCCCCTTCCATTCGGAGGCGGAGGTGGTGGCGGAGCTGGCGCACCTGGTCCTCGTGGCCCACAGGGACCAACCGGACCCAAGGGCGACCCAGGTCCTGCTGGCCCTCCCGGGCCTAAGGGCGATGCTGGTGAACGCGGACCAGAAGGCCCTAGGGGTCTTCAGGGTCCTCCTGGTCCCGCTGGTGGCGGAGCTGGAGGAACCCCGGTTCCCGGACCCGAAGGACCTAGGGGTCCTGCTGGCCCTCCTGGACCAAAGGGAGAGCAGGGCATTCAGGGTCCTCCTGGGCCTAAGGGCGATAACGGCCTTCCTGGCCCCACCGGACCCACTGGTCCCGCCGGAGCAAATGGTCAACCCGGACCCAAGGGTGAAAATGGATCGGTCGGTCCCGCTGGGCCTCCTGGACCACAAGGTCCCCCTGGGCCTGCTGGAGAGCGTGGTCCTGCTGGTCAGGATGCGGTCACCCCTCAGCTTGATAGGTACCTTACCAAGGACGAGGCAGCCAAGACCTACGGCGAGAAGGCTGATGTCGAAGACGCACTCCGACAGACCAACCCGTTCAAGAACGGTGCACGGTATTACTCTCCGGTAACATACTACTGGCCTGACTACTACCAGGACGGAAAGCCGGGGCAGTTCTCCAAGTGGGCTCAGACGCTGAAGTTCCGGGACAGCCTTGGATATGTCATCCTTAACCGCAACAGCGGTGACTGGGAGGCTCAGGAGGTAGACTTCCAGAAGCAGGGCGAGCTGGCTCTTGGCGCAGGAGCAAAGAAACTTCTGTTCTACATCAAGACCCAGTACGGAGCTGCAATCAATCCAGATGCTGAGGATAACCGAGGCGTTCCGAACGCAGCTAAGTTTACCAAGGAGTACATCCTTGAGCAGCTGAAGCGGGCTAAGCATTGGTATGGCGACCTGGTTCAGGGAGTTTTCCTCGACGAGGTCATCAACGGTTGGGATGCTCGAAAGGATCGGCTTCCATGGTATAAGGATCTGATCGACACAATCCGCCGGGAGAATGGTCTGGACTTCGTGATTGCGATCAACACCGGATCCAACATCTCTCAGGAAGTGTGCAACCTCGACTTCGACGTCTGTATGATGTTTGAGGGAACCGCCGCAAAGTTCCTCGAGGAGAATCCTACCTCCCCGATTCTGCCCGATCATATGAAGGCCTACCCGTCAACTCGGTGGTGGGCTGTGGTGCACTCCGTCACCTCAGAGAACTACCAGAAGGTCTTTGACAAGGCTGACAACCTCGCAATCAGCCATCTCTATGTCACCGATGGCTTCCTTGTCGAGGATCCTCAAAATGGTGGTCAGTGGCACCCAGTCGGCAATCCTTACGAGAACCCTCCGGGCGCCGAGATCCGTGAGCTGATCATCCCGTGGCTCAAGGGGTACCTGAAACTCAAGCTGAAGGTCGACAATCTCAAGATTCCCGAGGTTCCTAAGATGATTGTCCTCGGACCTGATGACCCGGTGCCTGCTGGGACTCCGTCCGGGACGGTGATTGTTAGGCGGGCCAAGTAATGGCTAGCGTATTCCCAGTAATTGGTGCATGGTGGGGAGGTAATGGCGCTCGAATAGGTGACGGGCGTCTGATCCGAAAGGGATCCAGCTCCACCCCATTCGAGAGTGCTGCCTATACCGTCGGTGATCGTAAGTGGACGGTCGAGATAACGTATACGGCGGATAGAGATACCCAGCTCGCCATGAGAGCGAACTGGTTCCAGGCAGGTAAGCAGAAGACCGATAAACAGGACTTCATTACTACCTGGAATATCCGGGGCGGTACTAATGCGGCGATCAAGTTCGACTTCGAGCTTCCAAATAACGCCTATCCAATGTGGACGCCATCCATTGCGGTTCCGGGTACGGCTCAAGACATTACTATCCATAACTTCAACGTCTATGAGACGCCTAAGCCAGGATTACATGTCCATTTAGCTACTGGTAGCGGATCTGAGGCTAATGGTTTTGGTACTACTTCGCTACGAAGTACCAGTGCTGAGATCGGCGACCTTATAGTTGTATTCTATGCTTCACAGTTTGGAGACACCAAAGCCAGACCTCCTGCTGGCTGGGATTTTCAATACAACCGTGACGCCGGTGGGCGATCTGGGTATGTAGCTGTAAAACGGGCCACAAAAGCTGATCTTGATGGCGACTTTAAGTTCAATAGTGACGTCGCCACCAATGCTAGAGAGAACTTCGTCTTATTCTCGATCGGCGGGGTATCCAACTATAAGATACACACCTGGCAACCAGGTATTCCCGATCTCGATAAGACCAAGAAAAATCTAGTAGCCGTACAATATCACGCACCATCTTCTCGAGACGAACCAGTATGGTACCCCCCAGGTACTGATCCAATCGCTAGAGGCGGTAAGCGTAACAGAGGATCCTCATGGTCGATGACCATCGGAGCACTGGCTTCATCAGTGAAGGATTCGTATGGCGCTAAGGCTTATGCCTGGGTAGAACTTGAGGAAGAGAATCCAGAACCTCCAGCCGTAGTCGTTCCGGGTATAGAGATTACCAATTCTGGAAATTCCAATCCGGTATTCGTATATTGGAATGGAGAATTACAACCGTCTACCATGCGTGCCGTACCAAGAGGATACTCTGATATACACACCATGATGGACACTCGCGGCTTCCTGATCGCCCACAGAGGAGGATCTGTCAGCTGGCCTGAGGCCTCGATCCGGGCATACACAAACGCGGTTATGTTCGGAGCAGGGGCTTTGGAGGTCTCATGTCAGAAGACGAAGGATGGAGTCTGGTTCCTGAACCACGATCGCACCCTCCAGCGTGTGGATAAGACGGCTCCAGATACCCCCGTCACCGAGATGACATGGGCGGAGATCCAGAAGTTCACCACTATGGGCGAGCCCTTCATGACGGTTGAGAAGTACTTCGCAGCATATGGCTCGAGTCACATTACAATACTCGATCCTAAGTATTCCGCGGTTCAGTGGGAGGAGCTGAAGAAGTTCTTCCCTTCTGATGCCCACGGTCGAATCATCTGGAAGTTCTCCATCGACGCCGGATGGCTGGCTAATCAGTGGAAGGCGGATGGTTGGAAGTGCTGGGGATACTCGTATCCAGATCAGGTAACTGATGGCCGGATCAACGAGTGGCACAAGCCATGGGACTACATCGGTATGTCCTTCGATGCCAGCGATGAGGTTTGGAACCGAACCACCGCCCTCGGTAAACCGGTATGGGGTCACATCTGCCCAACCCGAGACGCCTATGACCAGGCTATGGCCAAGGGCGCCATCGGATGTATGGTCTCTGGAGTGGCCAACATCTACTCCGAATCTCTAGTCTAGGAGAATCATGATTACGATCGAGAGCCAGGGAGACTGGAAACTCACCAGGAATTGGTTTGACAGAATGACGAAGTTAGACCTGGCTCTGATCATGAATCAGTTCGGCAAGGAGGGGGTTTCTGCTCTCAAGGCGGCGACCCCCTCCAGGTCGGGCGAGACGGCAGCTAGCTGGAACTATGAAGTCACCAGAACTGGAGAGAACTGGAAGATAACCTGGACTAACTCGCATGTAAACAACGGCGTAAACATCGCCGTCATCTTGCAATATGGTCACGGAACCCGTAATGGCGGGTATGTCGTCGGCCGAGACTACATCAACCCCGCTATCAGGCCCGTATTCGACAAGATAGCGAAGAAGGCCTGGAAGGAGGTCACTAAGTAGTGGCTACTATTGACGAGCGGGTAGTCTCGCTCAAGATGAACAACAAGCAGTTCCTGTCCGCAATCAAGGAATCCGCGTCCAGCATGGATCGACTCAAGGAATCCTTGAAGATGCAGGGGGCTGCAGACGGTCTTTCTCGAATTGGCGAGATAGCTAAGAATACGACTCTAGGCGATCTGGCCACGAAGGCCCTCGATATCGGCAAGAACATGACCGTCATGCAGGGTCTTGCCGTAACTGCATTCGGCGGAATCGGTGTTGCGGCACTAAACGCGGGTCGAAGCGTGGTCTCCGGCTTCATCGGAACCATCAAAGATGGCTTTAATGAGTATGAGCTCAAAATGAGAGCCATTCAGACCATTATGGCCAACACAGTCGAGAAGGGGACCACCCTCAGCGAGGTTAAGACATCTCTGGCCGAGCTGAACACCTATGCTGATAAGACGGTGTACAGCTTCAGCGACATGACTCACGCCATTGGTCTGTTCACCGCAGCTGGTGTCGATCTTCAGACATCCGTGGCATCAATTAAGGGTCTGTCTAACCTCGCAGCGGCCTCGGGTTCAACTGCCCAGCAGACAGCAACTGCATACACCCAGCTCTCGCAGGCTATCGCGGCTGGCGCAGTCCACCTTCAGGACTGGAACTCGCTAGTCCAGGCAGGCATGGGCGGTGAGTCATTCAGGAATGCCCTTATCGAGACCTCCCGAATGATGGGTACTGGCTACGATGAGGCTATCGCCAAGGATGGGAACTTCCGAGAATCCCTGAAGGAAGACTGGCTTACTGCCCAGGTCATGACGACCACCCTTACTGCCCTAACGAACGACCTCTCTGAGGCTCAGCTCGTTGAGATGGGTTATTCTGAGGAGCAAGCGCACAAGCTCAAGCAATTTGCTCAGGGAGCATTTGACGCCGCAACCAAGATTCGAACCTTTAGTCAGTTAGTAGATACCACTAAGGAAGCTATTGGCTCTGGATGGGCTGAGACGTTCGAGATCCTATTTGGCGACTTCGAAGAGGCATCAGTCCTGTTCACCTCTATTGGTGATTGGCTTGGTGGGGTAATTAAGTCTAGCGCCGATGCTCGAAATGGGTTCCTCCAGATGTGGAAGGACCTTGGTGGACGCACCGCCCTCGTTCAGGGTCTTGCAAATATCTTCTGGGCTATAGTTAAGGTACTCGGCCAGATCGGTACTGCCTTCCGACGAGTATTCATGAACGCTAGTGCCGAAGGTCTTGTTCGCATCACCAAGGCGTTTGAGAACTTCACATCTAAGCTCATCATTACAAATAACTTTGCTGATAAGCTTGAGTGGACATTCACAGGCCTGTTCTCAGTCTTCCACATCTTTGCAACAATCCTTGGTGAGATTGCTCAGGTTGTCTTTACCGTAGCGTCACACATCGTACAGGCCCTGTTCCCGGCATTCACCGGGATCAATTCGGGTGTATTCCAGATTACGAAGGTCCTAGGTAAGGCGATCTACTGGTTTGACCAGTGGTTCACTAAGCTTGATCTCGGCGGGAAGATTCTAAAACTCCTTCTACCACCAATTGATCTGGTCGGCAAGGCCATCAAGTGGGTCTCTGACAAGATCCACGACTTCATCATGTGGATCGACTTCACAGGAAAGGTCAAGGGTGCCGGAGAGGGACTTAAGAACCTCGCTTCGAAGTTCGGACTCGTCAAAGACGCTCTTAAGAACTCGGTAATTGGTCGAGAGTTCTCTGCCGCGATGGATTCCATCCACAGCGGAGTAGACAAGGCCAAGTCCAAGATCAACGAGTTCGCCGGAAGTGTTGGCGACAAGCTTAAGGCTAAGCTGATCTCCGGTAAAGCCGCTCTGTCTGACTACTTCAAGGGCTTCAACCTAGGAGACATGTCTTCGGCTGAGGCAATTGTCGCTTCTCTGGGAACCAAGTTCGATGAACTCGGTAACAAGCTCAGGATTTCCGAGAAGGTTCAGTGGCTCAAGGAGAAACTTGTTGAGCTGAAGGATGCGCTTGTCGATACATGGAATACTATTCAAAATAGTAGTGTTTGGGACCACCTTGGCAAGTCCTTCTCCGACATCGGCGGTAAGGTTAAGGAAGTAGCGGTCTCATTCCGCGACTGGGTTAACGGCCACGGCGAGGTCAAGGCTAAGGCTAAGGAGGCGGCTGGTGCTGTCTCCGAGGTTGGAACCGCCGCAGCCCAGGCTGCTAAGGAAACTGGTCAGGCCGCCAAGGAGAACTTCCTTAAGAAGTGGTTTGAGGACATTAAGCAGGTCGCTCAAGCCGTACACCTTCCGGAACTCTTCGACACTATCAAGCAGAAGTTCGTCGAGTTCAAGGACTTTGTCGTTAACACCTTCGCCCCCAAGGTGAAGGAGGGCGCAAAGAACGCATTCGGCTCTATCGGTACCGCGATGAGTCAAGCGAACTCCAACCTCAAGTCTTATGACATGGGCAAGATCCTTGTCGGGGCCATTGGCGGCGGAGTGCTTATCGCCTTTACTCGATGGATCAACTCTTTCAAGGAGAACTTTGACAAGATCGGAAATGTTGCTGACAAGCTCGGTAACGTCTTCGATAAGCTCGGCGGAGTCCTCGAGGCATTCGAGCAGAAGGTTAAGGCTAAGGCTCTCCTAACGATCGCTATTGCCCTCGGAGTTCTTGCAGGTGCGCTGATCCTGATGTCTCTGGTTCCTGCGCCAAAGCTACTAGTCACTCTTGCGGTCTTGAAGTTCCTATTCAAGATGATGGATGACATGCTTGAGTCCATGACTAAGATGGTGGCCTTCAAGAATGACAGCGTTCGTATTGTGGCTATGCTCATTGCTATGGGTGCCGCTATGATCCTGATGGCAACTGCTGTCCGGATTCTTGCCGGAATGGACCTCAAGGGCGCCGTGGTCGGTCTTGCTGCTATGAAGATCCTGATGATGACCATGCAGGAGTTCATGACCAAGATGGCTGCCACCAAGGGGGTCGAGAAGGGCGCTGGAATTCTTCTTGCTCTTGCTGCATCCTGTGTTATTCTGTCTCTAGCAGTATACACGCTTGGATCCATGGATACCGGTAAGGCTATCCAGGGGGTCGTAACCCTCGCTGCGGTTGTGGCGATTCTGTCTGGGTTCATGATGGTCGTTAGTAAGGATCCCTTCATGGGTAAGGGCGCTGCAATTCTTCTATCGCTGGCTGTCTCTTGTAACATCCTTGTGGCGGCTATCTGGATGCTTGGTACGATGGACACTGGCAAGCTTCTCCAGGGCGTCATTGCTTTGGGTGTCATTATTGCGGAGCTATCCGTAGCAATGGCAATTGCAGGCAGAGCTAATGCCCGCGGAGCGGCTGCAATCATCGCTATGTCTGCAGCGGTTATTGTCTTAACCGGTGCGGTAGCCATTCTCGGCAACATGGATATCATGACGCTAGCTAAGGGACTTATAGCTCTCGCGGCTGGTCTCGCTATTCTGGCGATCTCGATGGCTGCGGCAGACGCTTTCAAGGAAGGCGGCATCGCTCTGGGTATCGCGTCTATCGCATTCCTGGCTCTGGCCTCTGCTATGAAGACCCTGTCTGGAATCACTTGGACACAGCTAGCTATCGGGCTTATTGCTCTTGCCGGTGGTATGCTTATCCTAGTTGCAGCAGCTGCTGGTGCGCAGTACTTCGCGGTAGGTATGATCATCCTCACGGCAGCATTGCTCGCGCTAGGTCTGGCACTACTTCCGATCTCAATCGGTATGGCGGCCTTTGCCGCTGTGTTGGGTATTTGTGCCACAACTGGTGCAGCGGCATTCTTGGTCTTGACCGAGGGACTGAAGCAGCTTGCGGCGATTCTGCCCCAGGTGGCGATCGATGTGGCCACAGCTATTGCCAACTTCATCATCACACTAGGAGCAAAGGCCCCTGAGCTGGCGGTGGCCATGGCAGCATTGCTTGGAGCGATCATCTATGCCATCAATGCCAACATCCCTGGCATTGTCGCAACGTTGTTCATCCTGATCCAGGCGATGCTCACTGAGCTGGCTAACCATGCCTACGAGTTCGGCGAAAAGGGCGCCACGATCCTGGCAAACTTCCTGAACGGAATTGCTGACAACATCGGCAAGGTCATTGACGCTGCCACCAACGTCATCCTCAACTTCCTTGATGGAATTGCTAGGAACGGTCCGAAGATCATTGACAAGGGTATGTGGACGGTCCTCAAGCTTCTTGAAGGTGTTCGCGATGCTATTAACAAGTACGCTCCTCGTTTCAACAAGGTTGGTCGAGAGATTGCTTGGGCTATTGTCGACGGTATGACCAACGGTCTCGCATCCAAGGCCTGGAGCTTCGGTGAGTCTATGCTGAACGTAGCCAAGAAGGGCTACAACAAGGTCAAGAGCTACTTCAAGATCCACTCTCCTTCTCGACTGATGATGGAACTTGGAGGATATGTCGGTGAGGGTCTTGCTATAGGTATCGAGGATACTGGTGATCGTGTTGCTGATGCCGGCGGTAGTATGGCTGGCGCAGCTTACGACGCTATGTCAAAGGCGCTCGACGGAGTAAACGAACTCATCGAGGACGACCCATCCTTCAAGCCGGAAATCAAGCCTATTCTGGACCTCACCGAGATGCAGAAGCAGGCTAAGGGTATCAACAACTTCATGCCCGCCATCGGAGTCACAGCTCAGGCAGCTAATGCTGCTCGACCTCCTGCTCCGATCGCAGTTGACAATTCTGACAAGAATAGTCAAAATGGTGTTACAAACATCACATTCAACCAGACCAACAACTCGCCTGAGGCGCTGGATGCGGCGACTATCTATCGCCAGACCCACACTCAGCTTGCTATGGCAAAGGACAAGTTGACACTATGATCTCAGAGATCTCGTCCACGACAAAGTCGGGGGATCGTCTAACCATCGACATCACGAACCCCTACGAGTCGGGGGTCGCGGTCAAGGAGATTACTGGTCTGGGGCCAGTAAAGGCGGACATCAGTACTGATGGGTTCGCCCTGCTGGACGGAGCGTTCCTCAAGGGGATCAGGGTTGGTACTCGTACTGTGGTACTGACTCTGATCCCCTGGGGGACCGACATTCAGGAACTCCGACTCAAGACATATTCCTACTTCGGAGTCGGGGAGACCATTACTCTCGGTGTGACAACCGACTGGCTTAACGTGCACTCCGACTTCATTGTCGAGTCCGTCGAGCCAAACATCTTCTCTGAGCGGCAGGAGATCCAGGTCTCCCTTCTTGGGCTGGACCCGTATTGGAAGTCCTCCGCTACTCAGATTCAGAAGGTCGTGGGCTTCAATGATAACACCCCCACCTTCGAGTTCCCGTTCTTCTCACAGGACAACCACAAGCTCAAGTTCGGTGACATGACCAACTCCTCGGGTAAGGATATCCGATACCTCGGTGATTACCCGGCTGGTGTCACAATCACCGTCGAATTCCTTGGTACGGTTAGCAACCTTATCCTGAGTAACACGACCTTCAACGAGACAATGTCCATCTCTCGAGCGGGGAACTTCTACGCCGGAGAAAGTATTGTTGTCGACACTCGTCCCGGCAAGAAGTCGATCACTCACCAGGCTCGAGGAAGGAAGTCATACATCACTGGCGTTCTGGCGCCAGGTAGTACCTGGATTCAGATGCATCCGGGAATCAACACGATCGCCCTTCAGTATGCTGGAGGCGTTGACGATGTGAACGTCTCTATGGAATACGATACACTTTATAGGGGGATCTAATGCAGCTGTTCTTCGCGTTCCTTCATAACTACAATTCTTGGATTGAGGTTCCGAATAACTTCTACTCCCTCAACTGGACTGAGCGGGCATATGACTACGGCCAATTCGAGCTCCAGCTCTACTCGGATCAACCCGGGTACGAGTACAGTCTTGGGAACCTGTTTATTCGAGATGACACATCTACCGCCATGGTCATCGAGACGGCTACGGTGAAGCAGGAGGATGACGGTGTCTACCTCCACAAGTATACCGGGCGCTCTCTCGAGTCGATGTTTGAGTGGAGAGTCCTACCTCACAGGCAGTGGATTGAGCCCGACAAGAATGGCCAGTTCAATGCTCAGATGACTGCTGAAAACTTGGCCCACGCGCATCTTGGGAAGGATGCAGAAGCTGCTCGTAGGATCGATAACTTCAACTTCCACCGGGAAACTCGAGTGTCTCAGATGGCCTACGTCAACGACACTGGGCAGAAGATCCAGGATGGTAAGTGGATCATCTACGACCGAGCACCCATTGCTGAGATGTTCAAGAACGTCTTGTCGGCGTGTAAGCCGAACGGATATTCTCTCTTCTACAAGATCAAACTCGAGAACCAAGGTATCCACTGTTACGTAACTGCTCCACATCTTATCCAGACGATCACGCTCGCTCAAGAGAATGATAACTTCTCCGACTTCGAGTCAGTGGACTCCATTGTCGATAAGAAGAGTACGATCTATGAGGTCTGGGACTCCGGAGATGTGGATCTGAAGTGGATTGCTGACGGTAGTACCCATACTCGAGCACATACGCTTCGGTCTGAGAATCCGATTACTCGACGAGAGGTCTTGTGGGATAATACTCAGGTCCACAAGCCCTACTCGATCAAGGACTGGAAAGCGCTTACCGATCTTCAGCGGAAGCATATCACCTCTCTGAGCGAGGTGTGGTATCCCTTCTGGGTTCTGGACGCCATGTTCCCGAAGTATACCCCGCTCAAGATGATCTCGGGTAAGATCAACAGCTTCTCCAACGTTGAGTACCGTACTGGGTTCGATGTAGGAGATATCTTCTACTACGTCCCCTCGGGCAGCAACGCAGAGCCAATTGAGTGCCAGCTGACTGAGATGACTGAGTCTTGGTCCAGTAGTGGGTTCTCTCGGGTTCCCACTATCTCAATGTCGTCTCGTACCAAGTGGAATGGTGACGGCTTCCGTATAGACTTCACTCGCGGTGGCCCCGGAGAGGTCATTGCTCCTCGAGAAAGGGATTAATGCATGGCCATTTCTAGTGGTTTCTACAACTCGGTGAATGGTGACCGGACATACGATGCTGACCAGTTCGGATCGCTCTTCGACGGTATCATCGCACCGGGTGTCTTCCCGAACGTGGGAGACAAGTTCCGAGTTCGCCCCACCAACAACGGTATGTCCGTGTATGTAGGTGCTGGTAAGGCATGGCTGAACAACCGATGGGTAGAGAACTCCGGTGATGAGACGGTGACACTCACTGGTTCTCACGCGACACTGGACCGAATCGACCTGGTATGTATCGAGGTTGACCGATCCAAGGCGGTCCGTGGCGCCAAGATTAAGGTTGTCCAGGGTACCCCTGCTGTTACTCCGCTGATTCCGAATGTTGGGGACAGTGGTGACCGACAGACATTCGCTCTGGCTCAGATCAAGGTTATTAAGAACTCTCGACAGATCGTCGCCGAGAACATCATCAACCTTGTGGGTAGTGCTCGCACTCCTTATGTTCGCGGCCCTCTCGAGACGATCAACCTGGACTCCCTTCAGGCTAAGCTCCAGGGCGAGTTCAACACTTGGTTCGACTCGGTTCGAGATGCTCTGGCTAACGCGGGGGGTAACACCTCGACTGACGTCGCCAACCTCAAGGTTAGTGACAAGAACCAGAATGATCGTATTCAGGCGGTCGAGGGTCGAGTTGCTGGGACCGAGCTCAAGATCACCCAGATCAACGAGAAGTTCAGCAACTCTGGTACTGTCTATGGGATGCTCAACGACTCGAACGTGGGTGTCCATAACTCGATCTATCGAGGCGCTTCCCTGGGTAACTCGGTGGCTCCGTATCTCCAGGCGATTCGAAGTGGATCGTTCTCGGGTCTGTACCTTGGTGACTACTGGACATATTCTGGTGTTACTTGGCGGATTGTGTCATTCAACTACTTCATGAATATTGGTGAGCCACCCTTCCGCCAGAATCACATCGTGGTTGTCCCTGACCGATCCCTGTTCCGAGAGGCCTGGTCCACCACGATTCCGGATCAGCGCTCTTACGTAGATTCAACGCTCAACCAGTCCACCATAACCCAGGCCAGTCGTATGGCTGAGTCCCTATTCAACCGGTCTAACATGGTTGGAGTATGGACTCGAGTCGCTACCGGGTATGATGGAAACGGCGCAGTCAGGGACTGGCGTTGGTACAACCCGCATATCAATATCATGGATGAGGCCATGCTCTGGGGGACGTCGATCTTCAACGATCCTCTCTCTAAGGGTATGCACCACAACCAGTTCCCTGCCTTCCGACTCAACCCCGCCCTTGTTAACATTGAGGAGGAATACTGGCTTCGTGAGCGCGCTTCAGCGCAGACCGCTGTCTACATGAAGTCCACGGGCCAGTTCTCCCACGCCCCGATCAACTACTCCTTCGGGGTACGTCCCTATCTAGCGATCGGTTAACATGCAGCACTTCGGATTCAACCCACTGCTTGATATTGTTCTTGCGATATTCTTGTCAGTACTGGGATCTTCCGGGATGTGGGCCTGGATCATGAAGCGAAGTGAGCGGAAGTCCGCCACGTCAAGGCTTCTGCTCGGAATGGCCCATGACCGGATTGTATATGTCGGGAAGACATATCTTCATCGAGGATTTCTAACCCTCGACGAGTATGAAGACTTCATGAAGTATCTTGTAGAGCCCTATTCCGAGTTCGGGGGGAATGGGCTTGCCGAGAAGATCGTGAATGAGGTCAAGAATCTTCCCGTAGTCCCCACCCCTAGACCCCCGGCAAAGAGGAAAACCAATGGCTAAGCACCTTCAGGAGAGTAAGTTGAACAACAAGTCCTACGACGTCCTCAAGTGGGTTGCACTGGTCGCCCTTCCGGCTACCTCTGCGCTCTACCTCACGCTGGCGGCTCTGTGGCACCTGCCTCACCCGACTGAGGTTGCGGGCACCATCGCTGCGATCGACACCTTCCTGGGTGTGCTTCTCGGTGTGAGCTCCAACAAGTACCAGGGCACTCAGCCCTCCGGCGCCCTCCACGTGTCCGAGGACCAGGGGATCCACGCCACTTTCGACCAGGGCGTCGCTGAGATGCTCCGGAATGGGAAGGTGACGCTGGACGTCAAGCAGGTCTAAGCGAGAAAAACCTGCGGTATAATGAACCCCTAGAAAGGAGCCCATCCATGAAGAACCCTGACCCCATTCAGCAGACAATTGAAGCTGCTCTGAAGGAGGCCGAGCTTCACGATCCCTCTAGTGAGGACTACACCACAATTGCTCGAAATGTCGAGACTCTTGCAAAAGCCAAAGCCCTTGGCGAGAGCAAGAAGCTCAGCAAAGACGCAATTCTCGGTGCAGCTACCTCTCTGGCCGGTATCGTAGCCGTCCTCCAGTACGAGCGACTTGCAGTCGTCAGCTCGAAGGCGTTCGGTTTGATCATGAAGGTTAAACCCTTCTGAGATTCGCCTGGCCCCCTGTGCTATACGCATGGGGGGCTGGGCTTATCTTTTTTTTCGCGTAGAAAACGGGCTCTATATTGAAACCCGTCATAGAAAGGACACTCTCATGAACCTCTCTCCCGCCGCTGCACAGGCCGCCCTCGACTACGCCGAGGAGCTTGCTGCTACTGGACTGAGCTCTGAGCAGTACGACCACTACTACCTCTGACACAGTTCTAGATCCCGCCATGGGATCTAGGCTTATCTTTTTTTTTTGCTTAACCACACCAGTAACAGGAGTCGCAGGAATAACACATCGTATATTGAAGACCCTTAGAAAGGAACCACAATGACCACCCTCCTCGCTCTTGTCATCGCCCCCTTCGTCGTCATCGGCACCCTGCTGATTGTCGCCGAGATGGTTGGCAAGAAGAAGACCTGGAACTTCTGATCCTACCACCTTCCAGCCAAAGATCCCGCCATGGGATCTAGGCTTATCTTTTTTTTCGCATAATAAACCCGCCCTATATTGAAGATCCTACGAAAGGAAAGACCATGCTCTACATCGCCCTTATCCTCGTCACCATCCTCAGCATCTTCTTTGCCGTTGCTCACGAAGAGCAGAAGCACACCTCCTACACTCTTAGGAATCGTGTGTGGAAGCTCGAGAATGAGAACGCAAAGCTGCGTGCCGAGACGATGACCGACGAAGAGTGGAACGCGATGGTGGAACAGGCTCTCGCCAACATCCACTGATCCCACACCTATACCCCGACATGGGGTATAGGCTTTCCGCGAGAAAAACCATGCCTTATATGAGACCCCTCTAATTTGAAAGGAAACCCTCATGACTGAGACCACCGACACCACCGTTGAGACCAACGAGAAGATCGTTGAGTTCAAGTTCAACAAGGACGCTGTCCTGCCCGCTATCAAGCGCAACTCCAAGAAGTTGATTGCTGGCGCCGCTGTATTCGCAGCCGGTACCGCTCTCACCCTAATGGCGTTCCGCTCGGTTCCGGACACGGACGAGCCCGAAGAGCTTGAGCACGATGACCTCGATGAGCTCGACGAGATCGAAGCCTCTGAAGAGACCGACTGAGACCTCATCCTATATCCCGACTTGGGATATAGGCTTTTCTAAGGAGAACACATGGAATTCGGACAGTGGCTTGGTATCTACGGACTGCTCCTGCTTATCTGGCTCGAGCTTCGTGAGATTCGAAAGAAGATGAAATAACCCGCGAGAAAAACCGGTCCTATATTGAAACCCCTCCGTTTGAAAGGACCACTCATGACCCGCATCATCGTTTCTGTCATCAAGAGCGCTGTTTTCATCCTCGGAATTGTTCTCGCCTCCTGCTTTATTGGCAGGGGTGCGAACTCCCGGATGAAGCACGTTGTTGGTGTTCAGCAGCGTTTCATCGCGCGCCGTGATCGTAAGATCAACCGCTGGTAATTCAGCACTATACCCCGACTTGGGGTATAGGCTTTTCTCGAGCTAGAAAGGAGCACACATGTTCGAGGAACCGCCTATCTACTACATCCTGATCAGTCTCATCTTCCTGATCGTCTTCGGAGCCATCAGCTTTGCCACCTGGATGGTTTGGCTGACAGCCATCTCTTTCTTTGCCAAGCTTGTGGTGACCGCGATCGGTTTCCTGCTGGCGGCTATGACAGTCATCCTCTACACGATCTCGGCGGAGTGAAATGCTAGTCGTACTTCTCGGTCCAAGTTGTTCAGGCAAGTCTACATTCCAGAAGGAGCTGGTTGAGAATGAGGGATACCATGCAGTCCGCACTGCAACGACCCGACCTAAGCGTATGGGAGAGGACTCTTCTTCCTACTACTTCCTCAAAGATGGTGCCTTTGTGGAGTGGGAACAGCGAGGAGATCTTATCTGTAGTGAGGTCTTCCGAGGCTGGCGATACGGAGTTCCGCGTGACGAGATTGCCCGGCGGAACGACCGGCCTAATCGAGTTGTCATCCTCACACCCGGAGGTGTCATGGAACTCCTATCACGACACACAGAAGTCATCACCGCCGATGCGCTGTCCATCCTATACCTCGGGGTGGATGGGGCTACGGGGGAGTCTCGCGCTTGCCGTAGAGGGGATTCGCGACGAGAGTACCTCCGACGAATGGCCGCAGATTCCATCGATTTCCGACACTACCCTCGGGAGAATGGTATTTGGGAGTTTACGCCGGATTATATCCTGGATTGCATCAACAATCCGCAGAACTACAAACTGAAGCCCCGCCTCAAGCGAGTTGAAAGGAAGCACAAGTGAGCATCATCTGGTGGACCCTGTATCTTATCGGGGCGATTTCTATCGTCATCCTCTGGATCAACATCATGGCCCTAATCGTCCGAGTCTTCACCTACATCTTCAAGTCAGAGTGGTGCAAGGTCAAGGTTATTCAGGGGCCTCCTGGACCGAAGGGTGATCCCGGTGAGCGTGGTCCTCGTGGGTATGACGGAGAGCAGGGGCCTCGAGGGGACTTCGTTATCACGTCTGACCTCCGTCGAGAGATTGATCGGACCATCAAGCAGCAGGGGGTTCTTACTCGAAAGGACATCGAGTCTCTCATCCGTATGGAGGTTGCAGCACATCTCGCCAAGCTCGAGATCTCCCGTACGACATTCCCGGGTCTTGGCGAAGACAAGATCAACATCCGAATGAGCAAGGAGGAAAAGTGATCAATGCGAACGGTGTTACGCAATTCTTCAAGGCAAACGCTCCGGCTATTCTCACGGCCTCGGCATGCGTCGGGACCGTTGCTACGGCCGTACTCACGGCGAAGTCTACTACGCTCGCAGTCGAGAAGATCGCAGACTACTGTGAAGCCAATCTTCGCTCACCCGAGGACCTCTCGTGGAAGGAGAAGTTCGCAGTATCATATCGAGTATATATTCCCCCGGCCATCGCAGGCGTATGCACTCTGGTATCGATCATCGCGGCGAATCGTATTCAGTACTCTCGAGGAGCGGCGTTCGCACTGGCTTACACAGGTTCGGAGGCGGCGTTTAAGCGATATCGAGAAGCGGTGGCGGACGTGGTTAAGCCGAAGGACCGCGAGAAGATTAAGGCCCGCGTTGCAGAGAAATCGGTATCGGCAGCTGGCGAACCACATCCCGGAACTATTCTTGTGGCCGGGGGAGGGGACGTTCTCTGCTATGACATCTTCTCGGGGCGGTATTTTAAGTCCGACATCGAGTCAATCCGCCGAGTCGAGAACAACATTAATGGGCAGCTCAACCTTGAGTGCTACGCTTCCCTCAACGAGTTCTACAACGGACTTGGACTTCCACCCATTGCAGCCGGTGAACTGGTTGGATGGTCCGAACCGAACTCCCTCTCCGTCGAGTTTGGTTCTCAGCTCACTGAAAAGGGTGAGCCAGTACTTACGGTCGACTTTCTAGTCGCACCCAAGGAAAACTACTTCAAGATCAACTGAAAGGAAACCATCTATGTTCTCTCACATTATCCGCGTCAAGGGCATCTTCGACGACGAGCCCACCACCAAGAAGCTCTACTTCCACATGTCTCGCCGTGAGATGTTTGACTTCATCAAGCGGTATGACAATGTGACCAACTTCGAGAAGTGGCTCCAGGCCGCTATCAACAACGAGGACCTGTACACTATGATGAAGTTCTTCGACGACCTCATCGGTACCTCGTATGGTGAGCGCCAGGGAGAGCGCTTTGTCAAGTCCGAGCAGATCAAGGAGTCCTTCCTCAATTCGCCGGAGTACGAGGAGCTCTTCGACCAGCTCATGGACAACCCGTCTCTCGTCCGTGAGTTCTACAATGGTATCCTGCCTGAGAAGATCATGAAGCAGGTGCAGCAGGACCCGAAGTACAAGGAGCTCGACGACAAGCTCAAGGAGACTGAGCTCAACAACCTCTGATCTATATTTGGGGGCCCTGGAGAAATCTGGGGCCCCCACCTCCTTGAAAGGAGCCACCTTGGCTAATGCACCAATCCGTCCGAACCTCCCATCCAACAGCAAGCTCCCCGAGCGCAAGAAGGTTGAGCAGGTCACCACTGCCACCGTCACCAAGAAGAAGTCTAGCTTCGGAACGAAGGCTGTATCTGCTTTCGTTGGAGAGGATATTCACAATGTCGGCGAGTATCTACTTTACGATGTTACGATCCCTGCTATCAAGAACACACTCTCGGATCTGGTCAGCCAGGGCATCGAACGTCTCCTCTTCGGAGAGTCTTCTCCTCGAGCTCGCAGCTCGTCCGGGGGGTCCCGTGTCTCATACGGATCATATTCTCGACCAGGCTCAGCACCAGGCAATCGCCGAGACGCTTCTCCTCGTACACGTCGATACCATGATTTCTCAGAAATCGAGCTCGAGTCCAGAGATGAAGCTTATCTCGTTATCGACCGACTTGGTGACATCATCGAGGAGTACGGTCTTGCCACCGTCGCCGACCTCTACGATCTCTGCGGTATCACTACCGAATACACTGACGAGAACTGGGGCTGGACTTCGGCCCGGTACATGTCGGTGATCCGTAGCCGCCGTGGCTACATGCTTCAGCTCCCGAAACCTGACCACATCAATGCACGATGAATCCTCAGCAAGTGCGGCTTGAGCTTATCGCCGCCTACCCATTCTCAGACAAGTGGCGTCGCCGTGTTGAACGCATGGAAGACGACCAGGCAATCGCTATCTATCTTCGACTCAAGGAAGCAGGACGTATCAAATGAATCTCGGAATTGTCACCCGTCTCGCTGGACGCGCTGGACTGGTTCTCAGCAAGCACGCCCCTACCATTCTGACCGCCGCTGGTACCGTTGGCTTTATCGGCACCACGGTTCTCGCCTCTAAGGCCACCCTCAAGGTTGAGGAGACTCTGGCTGAGGAGACCGCCCTTCTCGTCAAGGTCCACGAGGCCCACGAGGACGGAAAGCTCACTGACAAGGATGCCACTCGGGACAAGGTTATCCTTTACACCCGAATGACCACCAAGCTGGCAAAGCTTTATGCCCCCGCCCTGATTCTTGGGGCGGCCTCCATCGCTTCTCTGATCACCGGCCACGGTATCATGCTGAAGCGCAACGCCTCTCTCGCTGCAGCGTACGCCGCTGTTGATCAGGCCTTCAAGACCTACAAGAAGAAGGTCGAGTCCAAGTTCGGTAAGGACGCGGTGCTTGACGCTATTGTCTCTGTTGCTGACGAGGACCTCACCAAGGACGAGATGACTCTCGAGGCCATTTCGGCTGTCGACGGAGTCTCGCCCTATGGCGTTATCTTCGACGATGACAACATCAACTGGTCCGCTGACGAGGACCTGGCTATGCTGCACCTCAAGTGCCAGCAGCAGTACGCGAATGATATTCTCCAGACTCGTGGTCACATCTTCCTCAACGAGGTCTACAAGATGCTCGGGTTCCCCCACACCCCTGCTGGTGCTGTAACTGGCTGGGTCAAGGGTAATGGCGACGACTTCGTCGACTTCAACATCTTCGAGGGCACCTTCGAGGGCGAGGACAAGAACGGTCGTACTGTCACCAAGTGGGCGCTGGACTTCAACGTCGACGGCGTGATGTACGACAAGATCTGAGG